AAGTTTTTTCATTTGTGCTGTTGTCGCTGAAGGCGCTGGCCCCGGTGAAACAGGTTGTTCTTTGGTGAATTCGCCGGGTGCAGGCATATCACCTTCTTGTTTTTGAATTAAAACGTACTTGCCATAGCTATTACCTTTTGGCAATTCGCGTACATAGTAATTCCCAAGTTGAGATGGTTGTATGACTTTGGTTCCAGCCGCATTAATATACTCTCCAGTTCCCTTGTTGAAAAAGAAAACATTAGGGTTGTAATCGTTAAAATCGCCGGCTGTTTTTTTATCTACATAAGCTTTGTAAGCATCAATGCTTGCATTATGTTTAGCGGCAGCCGTTTTATAGCTGCGTGCTTGCTGGTTGTATTTGTCTATTGCATCACTGTATGCATCAAGTTCACGCTGGAGAGCTACGGCTGCCATGGTTTATATCCCCGATCCAGTACGTAACTTCAAATCCTGTTCGGCTGCAAACAACTCTTTGCGGCCACGCTCTTTGATCGCCGTGTCAGCCAGTTGCGCCTTGATCTTCTCAAGCGATAAGTTCTGCGCGTTCGACATCTTCAGCATTTCGATCTCACGCGTTAATTCTAACTCGGCCATTCTGATCTGGGCTTCCTGCTGCATCCTTTGCATTTTCGCTTGAATCTCAGCCATGTCGCCTTCGTTCTGCATCTGCGCACGCTGGAGGTCAGTCTGCGCACGAAGGTTTGCAGCTTCGATGCGTGGGTCAGGTGGCGGCGGCTGGTTGGCCATAGCCTTCTGCTGTTCCTTGATCTGCTCGATCTCCTCTTCGGATTTGAATACATCCGTCGGATCGACGTGCTGCGCTTGCAGTGCTTTGCGGAACAGCTTCTCGGTGTCGAGGTACATGCCGTAGATCGGGTTCGCGCCAGCGGCAAGTAGATTCAAGAATGCTTGATTCTGGATGTCACGTATCAGCAAAGCCGATGAGCCGCGTGCGTTGATGCTAAAGTCGCCCTTGATCTCTTCGTCCTCGTTGTACAGCATGTTGTAGTCGTAGTAACGGCGGATATGCGGACGCGTGACCATGTCGTCGAATTGCTTGACCAGTCTGCGCAGTACCACGTTGGCAGAATTCATCAGCATCTGCATACCGCCAACGGTATCAGGCGCTGCGCCCTTCTCACCTTGCAGGATGGTCGGCACGCCTGTCTCCTGATCGACCAGCTCGGTCGCCATCTTGATGATGCCGGCAAGCTCTGCCTGATGGCTGTTGAACTCGAACGTGGCAAAGGCTTTGCTCACGTCGTCCACGTCGTCGGTTGCGTACCAGACCTTGCGGCTGGTGATCTGCCATTGCTTGTCGGCAGGCTGAATGACGCTCGGCTTCATGACAATCTGCGGACCGCTGGACACGCCTGCGTTGTCCATCATCTGACGCCATGCAGCGTTCAGGACCTTCTGCTGTGAACGCATCAGGTAGGGTATGCCATAACCCCAGCAGCTACTGGAAACCTTCTCCCAGACGTAGAAGTCATACGGCAGATCGCCGCCTTCCAGCGGGTTCAGAAACGCCTTGACGACGGTGCTGTTGATCATGATCACGCATGCGCTGATCGACTTCAGCTCATCCTTCTCGCCGGGATCAACGCCTGCGGCGTCGAGGTCATCATGCTCGACCTCACCCCAGTAGGTCCACATCTCGTAGAGGTCACGCGCCACATCGCGCTGGTCTTCGTCCTTCAGCTCCTGCATGGTGGCTGACCGTTTCGGACCTTCCTCCAGAACTTTGCGCAGTTGCGACTTCATGAAACCCGGCTGCTTGGCCAGTTCACGAATCTGCTTTGCGGTGACCTGCTCACGTTCGTAGATGCCTTTGCCGCGATGGACGTTCTCGCCGCAGGCTGGGTCCGGCCACACGTTACGCGGATCGACACGGAACGAAGCCGGGGCCAGCTCCTCGACGATCTCGATCTGGTGAACCTGCTGCCCTTGTGCATCGGTGTAGGGCTGCCACGCCTTGCGTGTGCGGTTGGTGACGATCGGGCCACGGATGACGCCTGTGCCCAGCACGGCTGCGTCGTGAATCACTTTGCGCAATTCGCTGTTGTAGTCGCACTCGATCAACTGATCCTCGATCTCGCGCTCCATCGCTTCGGCTTTCTTGTTGGCCATGTCCATGACAGCACGGGCAACGTCTTTCATGCGCAACTGCTGGCCGGCCTGATCGGTAACAGGCTGCGGTCCTGCCGGTGGCATGGCCATAGCTGCCAGACCGCCCTGTGGCGGCATAGGCATGCCGGCCATGGGGCTGGGCGGCATAGCACCGGGCTGGGGCGGCGCAGGGACGCCTGCTGGCGCTGCGGCTGGTTGCGGCATGCCGGGTGCCTGTGGCGGTGGCATGGCAGGCATGTTTGCCTGCTGGCCCATCTCCATGCCGGGTTGCTGACCCATCTGCTGACCCATTGGGCCTTGATCGGTCGCTGCCCGGTCATCCTTCAGCATGTTCATCAAATACGGATTCGGCGTCGGTGTGATGCCCCAGTTCCTGTCGTCAGTCGGCAGCAGGATGTCGGCGACTCGCGCCTCTGCTGCGTTGGTCTTCTGACGTGTCATGCCGATGAAGACGGTCGAGCGGTGCGGCTTTGCGCCCTGTGTCGTGACAGGGTAGCCCTGCTCAACGGAGGTCATCATCTGGCTGGCTGCCTTGTTGATGTTGTCCTTGCCGTTGTATTGGTCCTCGTCCTCGATCCAGCGTTTGTCTACGCCGTAGCTATACCGATCACGAATCCACTCATCGCGCTGCTTGGCAAGCGAATGGCCGAACGTCTGAAGACGCTCTTCCATACGCTCCTGTTCGGCTTCTGGGTCTTCGACTTCGATCTCTACGTCGATCTGTTGTGGCTGTAATTCCATCGTGAGTCCTTAGTAAACCGTCATCTTGGGCGCAGCATTGGCTGACGCTTGGCCGGGTTGAATTCCTTTTTGCGGTTGCATCTGCATACCTGATTGGCCCTGCACGGCTGGCGCAACAGGCGACGCGCGTGAACGCATCTGGCCGGCAATGAGGCCGCCCATGTTGGGCATTCCCTGTCCGCTGTTCTGGATAGCTTGCTGATTCTGCAAAGTCGAATAGGACGAAGTCAGCGATGGGGCAAGCGGGTTGTCGCTCTTGGGCATGACGTTCTGAGGCGCTGTCATACCGTCCACCATCTGGTTTGACATCTGGTTCGGGTTCAAGCTGTAAGGGTTGATGCCGGCCATTACTTTTTCTCCTTGCGTTTAGCAGCTTCTTCGTCCCACATACGCTTTTCTGCTTCACGAATCTCTTTGGCACGAAGCTTACCGATGTGGCGCGATCTGGCTTTGGCTGCTGCTATTGCAGACTTTTCGTCTTTGAATTCCGGGAACTGCCAACCGCGTGATTTTTCATCCTCGTAGTTGCGCATGATCTCGGCATAGTCTTCATCCTTCCTTGGGTCCAGACGCTTGCCGTTCCAGACGCTTGGCAGGTTCACGTATTTGTCGCCGATCTTCTCGGTGATCGACAACTCGGTATGCACGCCCTCATCGTCAGTCACGATCGGGCGATTCAGATCAATCGGGTGACCGTATGGATCACGCGCTATCTTGGCTTCTGGCATCTCAATACCCCATCTCACTGTCAAGTACGCCGAACGACAGAACCGGCGCGTTGCCTCGGGTCATCTTCGTTCTTGCTTCAGCCTCTGATTGCGTCTTGGCGTGACGGCGCATCATCATGGCGTATCGGGTTGCAGACAGCAAGTCGTCGGTCATCTTGACGATCATGCCGTCCTTGCGGTGGTACAGGCGAAACTCCTCGAACCACTCCTCCAGATGGGAAAACACACGCAGGCGCATGGTCTGCATGCGTGCCAGCATCTCGGCCACACCGGCCTCAACGCCGTTGCTGCCATCCTCGAATGTGGCGCGGTCCTTCAGCATGGCCAGACCTTGTGCCTTGTACTGGGCAGCAAGCTGTTCGCCGCTACCCTTATCACGTTGCAGGCCGTCATGCGGCCAAGCGATTGGCATCCAATCGCCGCGTGCCTTGATGCCGGCGGCGTGGATCACGATCGATTGGTCTTTGACTCGATAGCAGTCGGTTACGTACATCACATCGGCGTCGCGGTCCCATGCCATCCAGACCACAGCGGTCGGGTGGTCGATACCGAAGTCCAGACCAACGACGCGTGGCCAGTGCGGCGGGATCGGGAACGCGGTCACCTTGATCGCGTCTTCGGCGATTGGGAAAACGCGTCCACTGCCCAGAATCGGGATGCCCTTCGCACGCGCTTCACGCTCATGCTCTGGGTAGCTGGCGATGATCGCATCGCGCTGCTCTTGGGTGTAATGCTCCGCATCGTTGATCGTCATCGTCGTGACGGTCGAACTCTCGGGCTTGTCCAGCAGAAACCGCTTCACGACCTCGGACATACCGAGCAATGGCGTGAATGTCACGAACACCAGACCACCGGTTGCGTTGGTACGCGTCAAGCCCTCGGAGTAGATCGACAGCGGTGGTTCCTCATCGAACCAGACGTAGTCAACCGTGTCGGCCTGCCACTTCGTGCGGCCCTGATCGTAGCTGTTGAACTGGATCACCGAGTCCTCGCCACAGACGTGGCGCACGACAATGCTCGACACCGCATCAGCGACCCCGTGCTTCATGCTGGTGTCTCGC